AACTTATTCCAAATCCTATTGATATAGAAAATTTTAAATTTTTAGCTACAATTAAAAAAGATATAAAACAATTTATACAAAATGGAGAAAATCTCTATATATTTAGTAGTAGATTTGGAAATGGCAAAACAACATGGGCGATAAAAATAATGCAAAACTATTTCAATCTAATATGGGCAGGAAATGGATTTACCCAAAGAGGATTGTTTATTCACGTTCCATCTTTTTTGACAAAATTTAAAGAAGTAATTAATAAAAAAGATGAAGAATTTGAAGATATGAAAAAACAATTATTAGAAGTTGATTTAGTTATATGGGATGATATAGCTGCCGGAAAATTAAGTGATTATGACCATACAAATCTGCTAACTTACATAGACCAGAGAAAATTAAATGGAAAATCTAATATCTATACAGGGAATCTAAATGAAGCTCAATTAGAAGAAGCATTAGGAAATAGATTAAAAAGTAGAGTTTGGAACGATTCCACTTGTGTAGAAATCAGAGGAACTGACAGGAGGAACAATTAATTATGGTAGTGTTACAATGTTTGAATAAAATCATAAAAACCTCTGATTACAATTTAGTATTAAATAATAATTTATCAAAAGAAATGTTTCTGCAATATGAAGATGAATTTGAATATATAGATAATTTTTATAAACAATATGGAAAAGTACCAGATAAAGAAACATTTTTAAATCAATTTCCTGAATTTAATTTAATTGAAGTTTCTGAAAGTGACAGATATTTAATAGATAAAATCAATGAAGAATACTTATATTATAAAACAGTTCCGGTTGTTCAAGAAGTAGCAGAGAAATTAAAATCAAATAGTGAAGAAGCTGTTGAATATCTTTTACAAGAGATACCAAAATTAACAAGTTTACAGAAAACTGAGGGTATAGATATTATACAAAATGCGGAACAAAGATTCAAAGAATATCAAGAAAAATTAAATGGAAAAGATACTCAATATATAACAACTGGGTTTGAGGAATTAGATACAATATTTAAAGGTTTTTCAAGGCGGTGAGGAATTAATTGTATTATTTGCAAGAATAGGTCAAGGAAAGTCTTGGATATTAAATAAAATGCTAGCACATAGTTGGCAAATAGGATATAATATAGGGTTAATAAGTCCAGAGATGTCAGCTACAAAAATAGGATATAGATTTGATACATTGACAAATCATTTTAGCAATAAGAATCTAGTTTGGGGGCAGAATCAAATTGGGTACGAAGAATATATTCAGAAGCTAAAGGAAAACCAAAATAAATTTATTGTAACTATACCTCAAGATTTTAATAGAAAAATTACAGTTAGTAAGATAAAGAATTTTGTACAAAGAAATAAAATAGATGTTTTAGGTATTGATGGAATAACTTATTTAACAGATGAAAGATACAAAAAAGGCGATACTAGAACAACTATGCTAACAAATATTAGCGAAGATTTAATGAGTTTATCTATTGAATTAAAGATTCCAATACTAGTGGTAGTTCAATCAAACAGAAGTGGGGTCAATAAAGATAGCGATGAAACACCTGATTTAGAGAATATCAAAGATAGCGATGGTATAGCTGCAAATGCAACTAAAGTATTAGCTATAAAACAGAAAGTAAACGATAATGTATTACAATTATCAGTCAGAAAACACAGGGACGGTAAAACAGGACAAACCCTTTTATATCAATTTGATTTTGATACAGGAAATTTCACGTATGTTCCTAGTAATGATGATGGGTTAGCCCCAAAACAAAGAGAAAAGAAAATAGATAGAATGAAAAAGGAGTATAACGATGCAGCAGATGTTTTTTAAATATTTAATTGTATATCAGTTCGAAAAAGATGGTAGATTTGGATTTGGTAGATGTAATCTTAAAAGAGATGAGGAGTTAAACGACTTTGAAAGTATTGTACAGTTGGAGAATAACATAAAAGAAGAACAAGGGTTTGATAATATAATACTTTTAAATTGGAAAAAACTAAAAAGTTAAAGGAGAATTATTATGGAATTATATCATGAAGAATATACCGAAGATATTGTTGATAGTTATATTAATAAACTTTTTATTAATTCAAATAAACAATTAGAAGATGCTATTATTAAATTATTAATACAGCATGGTTATAAGATAGAAAAACCATATAAAATAGAAGATGTAGAAAAAATTAAACAAGAGCTTGCAGATGAAGGACTTTTTGTTAATTATGTTTATTGGTGGGATTACGATAAATGTAAAGACGGAGATTTAACTTGTACTATGCATTATATCGTATTTTTTGATAGTATTCACAGGCCAATGACTCCAGATGAAAAAGCAAATATTATAAAAATATATAAAAAGGAGGATAAATAAGATGTTAAAAATAAAAGATGATGTGGATTTACAAGAATTAGAGAGATTTGGTTATTCAATAAGCCATGTTTCGGTAACACCTAAATATATGGTTAAGCAAGTTGATGATGAATATGTTATTCATATTGGAATTGAAGAACCATTAAGAAATATGTGGACTGGTAAAGATTTCCACGACAGTAGAATATTAATTTTGAACCATTGTACACTAATTCAACCACATAGCAAAAGGAAAATATTGATAGAACCTGAAATTCAAGAACATCTATATTATGAAGTTGATTATGGTAGTTATGCTGATGAAAAAATAGAACCATACATCCAAGATTTAATTCAAGCTAATTTATTAGAGAAAGTAGAGGAATAAAGAATGAAAGAAGAAATAAAAAGAGTAGAAGAAGGTTGCGCAAAAGCAGGAAAGCAACTTTTGGATTGTGGGAAAAGATTAAATGATACGTTAAATTGGATAAATACAGCTAAACCAGAATGGTGGAATGGAAAGGAAGAAATAAAATGGAAATAACAGGAGATTTAAAACAAAATGGAGAATCAACCCCAAATAATCCAGCAAATATTGAAAATAAAATTTATTTATTAAAGAATGGCGAAAAAATAAAATTAGAAAGAACTGATATGATTAGATTATTTGAACAAGAATTAAAAATTGCTATTGAAAAAGAAAAGACTGCTGACCAAATGTTTGAAGAATTAGGTTATATAAAGTTTGATAATCATCCAGAAGAAGATGAAGAAAATATAAACCCTAATATGTGGGTTACGCAAGATTGCAGAATTATTGAATATAAGCAGGAAGCAACAATCAAAGGAATGTTTTACGTGTTGTTTATTAGATTTCATATTGTTGGAAAAAGAGTAGAAATTGGAGCAAGTGAAAGACCAGAAACAAGCAAAGAGATGGCTAGATATAGAAGCCCAATATTAAGTAAACAAGAACTGCAAGCAATAAACAAAAAGGTGGAGGAATTACGGATGGAATTAATGATAGTTAATGGATTATTGATTTTAATAGCAATTTGTGGGTTATTTGCTTTTACAATTATTATAATAGTTATATTGAAATATTTAATTTTGTTTATTAAAGAATGTTTTAAAGAAAGTATATTTTTAGGACTTTTTGTATTAGCTTGTAGTATAGCAGGAATAAGTTTATTTATATTATATCTTATAGCAAGTTTTATTGGAAGTAGAGGTGGTTAGAATGACAGATGAGGAAAAGCGAGCATTACGAAATTTAGAAAATTTATCTGAATTTGGATTGTCAACATCATTAAATCAAGCGGATTTAGATAAAATGAAAATAGTTTTAAATTTAGTTGAAAAACAAAATAAAGTAATAGATAAAGTATTACAAAACAATTTGTTGAATATACCTCATCATATAGAAGTTTGCAACAATATAACTGCGAATGATTGCAATAATTTTCGTAATAATGGGGGCTGTAATGAGTGTATAAAACAATACTTTTATAGAAAGGTGGAAAATGAAAATGAAATATAAAGAATTTAAAGATTGGTGTGGCCAAAGAGCTGGAGATGGACGTTGGGGATTACAAGAAGCTATGATTTGCATAAATATTAGAGAAGAAATGAAAGCTACGTCAATATTTAAAAGGAAAAGCAAATGGGCTGAATTAGAACCAGTAGCTAATGAAATAGTTACAAATACTAATGCGATAATTGAAAAGGTAGTAGTAGGAGGTTTAGATGAGTAACAAAGATTTTATTTATTTTATATTAGAAGAATTTATAGATAATATTGATACAGATACTTATTACGAAAAATATGAAAACATGGATAAAGATAGCTTGTATGCTTATTTTAAAGGTAAATTCGACGAACGAATGAAAGGAGATTGTGATGAGTGAAGAAGAAATAATTAAAAGATTAACAGAGATTGTAAATAGTTGTAAAAATAGTAAAGAATGTCAAAAATATGAATTTTGTTCAGATTGTTATATAGAAATTGAAGATATAAGAGCAATAGAACGGTATTTTAGAACTTTATAATAAAGAAAAAGAAAAGAATAAAAAAATAGAGAAAGAATTGTGTAATAAATCAGGAATATACAATATAAACGTAGATTTAACAAAGTATATCAATAAAGATAAAATAAAAGCATTACTAGAGCAATTAAAAGATAAAGAGCAAGAATTAAGTGACGAACAAGGTTATTGGCGGTGATAGCGAATTACAAGCCAAAATTTTAATTTTAGAAGAATTATTGGAGCAATAAACACACAAAAGTATAGAAAAAGTTTAATTTTCTATATATATTATATAAGGAGGCTATAATTGATAAAGATATCCGAAACTATATATGAACTTAATTTAATAGATATAATTACAGAATTAAAAAATCAGCTAGCAATAAATAGAATCTATTTATTTAGTAGAATCAAAGATTTACCAGATGATTTACTTGTGAGCTGCCCGTTTCATAAAAGTGGACAAGAAAAGAAACCAAGTTGTCGGAATAAGGAAAGAAGATGGCTGGCTTCATTGTTTTACTTGTCGGTGAAAGTTGCTCATTAGAACAATTAATAAGCAGATGTTTTGGATATAATGATTTAGGACAATATGGTTTGAATTGGCTTAAAAATAATTTTCTAGGAGATGTTTTACATGATAGACAAATTATATTAGATATAGATAGAAAACTCGTTAAAAACGATTCCAATAAGAATTATATAGATGAAAAAGAGCTAGCACAATATAGATTTTATCATCCATACATGTATCAAAGGAAAATGACAGATGAAGTAATTGAAATTTTTGATATTGGATATGATAAAGAAACTAATGCTATAACTTTTCCTGTAAGAGATATTAATGGAAACTGTTTATTCGTAGCTAGAAGAGGAGTAGATTTTAAATGGTTCAATTATCCAAAATCAATAGAAAAACCTTTATATGGTTTATTTGAATTATATCAATTAAAAGAATTTCCGAAAGAGATTTATATAGTCGAAAGTATGATAGATTGTATTTATCTATGGACCTTTAAAAAATATGCACTAGCATTAAATGGATTAGGTACTAAAGTACAATTCGAAGAATTAAATACCTTACCTTGCAGAAAATACATTTTAGCAACAGATAATGATGAAGCTGGACAAAAAGCAAGAAAAAGATTAAAAGAAGTTATAAAAGGAAAACTAGTTACAGAAGTGCTTTTACCCATTAATAGAAAAGATATAAACGATTGCACGAAAGAAGAAATATTACATCTTAAAGAAGTTTGGTAATTGTAATAAAAATGTAATAAAAAATTTTAAAAAAACTATTGACATTTTTTATACTATAGTATAATATACAAATGTAAATTATAATTTACGGAAGAAATTTTTGAAAAGGTAGGTAAAGGACAATGGAAGAAACATTAAAAATGATGAAAAGCATTCTAACAGGAAAGGAGAAAGAACAAGATGAAAAAGAACTTATTGAAAATTATCAAAAAGAATTATTACCTAATATACTAGCTTACTTCTTTACAAGTAATATTGGAATTATAATGAAAGCAAATAAACTATATCCAATATTAGATGAAGAGGATAAAGCTAGTTTTTGTTTGCAGGAAATGGATAAATGTTTAAGAAATTATAATCTAGAAAACAATAATAAATTCATTACTTATTTTGTGAAGTGTTATAAAAATAGATTAAGAATGGAAACAGAACAATTATTAACCCAAAAAAGAAAAGCTATATTAAATTATGAAGAATTAAATGAAATCACATATAATAATACTTATGAAATAGAGAGTGTAGATTTATTACTTGAAAATTATACATTAAGCAAAACAGAAAAGAATCTTTGTCAATTATTATATTTAGGATATAGTCCTAAAGAAATTGCAAAAAAATTATGCTATAATGTAGCTACAATTTATCACTATATACATAAAATTCAACAAAAAATTATATTAGAAACATAAACAAATCAGTAAAAAATTCTATATATTATATAGAAAGGGGCAATTAATTACAATTATGAAGAAAATTTTACAAAAATTATCAATTTGGTTATTCAGAAAAGCGTATGGCTTGGATAACAATAAATTAAATTATGAAAAGGAGAAACGATGAACATGGAAAATTTAGAAGTTTTACAAATTTATTTACGAGGGTTTAAAGATTGTATTGAAACAGTTTTATATGCTTTTGAAGCATTAGAAAAGTTTGAATCAAACGAGCAAAAAAATGATTGTACTTGCGATTCTGCGAAAACATTAGAAGCAATTAAGGAGCTTACAAATAATTTACGAGATATTTTTACTTGTATGAAGGAGGATAAATAAGATGGCAAGATTTAGTTTTGAAGAAGCAGATAATTATGGAGCAACAAAAAGTAATTATTTTAGCTTAAAAGATGATAAAGAAGTTGCAACAATTAGATTTTTATTGAATGATATTAATGATTTACAAGGTGTAGCAACTCATGAAGTAGAAGTGAACGGAAAGAAAATGGATGTTGAATGTTTAAGAAATTATGATGAACCAGTTAGTAAATGTCCATTATGTGAAGCTCAATATAGACAATCAGCTAAATTATTTATTCCAGTTTACGATTGTAGTTCAAAAGAAAGTAAGATTTGGACAAGAGGAAAAACATTTTTCAATAGGATTTCTAGCTTATGCGCTAGGTATAATCCATTAGTATCTGTGCCAATAGAAGTTGAAAGAAATGGTAAAAAAGGAGATACTAGCACTACTTATGAAATGTACCCAGGAAATCCAGATAATGCAAAAATAACGGATTTTCCTGAAATAAATCCAGAAGGTATTTGTTTTGAAACTAAAACAGCAGAGGAAATGAGATATTTTCTACAAAATGGAGTATTCCCCGAAGCAAATACACAAGTAGCAAGAGGAACTAGACAAGCAGGAGCAACTTATCAGCAACAAAGAGAAATGCCTGCAAATCAACCAATAAGACGTAGACCAACTTACAGTAATGATGAGGAGAGTTTCTAATGGATTTATTTGATATACCAGGGATTCCTAGTACCAAAGAATCAGATAAAAATATATTAAGCAAAACAGCAAAAAAACCTGCAAAGACAATATCTAAATCTAGTTCTAGTATATCAGAAAGAATATCAAATATCAAAAGAATTGTAGAAGAACATCTTGGAGAATATAGAGAAAAATACGACTGTATTAGAAATGAAAAAGAATTAAGCGATTATATCGAAATATGTAGAATAAATGGTATATGTGCAATAGATACAGAAACAACTGGTCTTAATCCTATGTTAGATGATATAGTTGGTTTTTCTTTATATACTCCAGCTCATAAAGCAGTATATGTACCAATAAACCATATAGATTATATAACAAATGCAAAAGTTAGTAATCAATTATCAAAAGAATTTTGTAAAGAACAGTTACAAAAACTTGCCGACAATAAAGTTAAATTAATAATGTTTAATGCTAAATTTGATATAAGAGTTTTAAGACACCAGTTAGGAGTATATTTAGAAGCATATTGGGATGGATATTTAGCTCAAAGATTATTGAATGAAAATGAATCAGAAAATGGATTAAAAGCATTACATACTAAATATGTATTAAAAGGAGAAAAAGATGCGTTTGCGTTTAGCGATTTATTTGAAAAGATGTCTTTTGCATTAGTACCTATTAATAGTGGTTATATATATGCTGCAAGAGATGCCGAAATAACTTATGAGTTATATAAATATCAAGAACAATTTTTAGATAAGAATAACCAAAAATGTATTGATAAAGAATTAACAGATGTAGCTGATGTATTTAGACAAATAGAAATGCCATTAATTAATGTTGTAGCAGATATGGAAGACAATGGAATTAAAGTAGATTTAGATTATTTGCACAAATTGTCTGAAAAATATAATAAAATATTATTAGAAAAAGAAGCAGAATTTTATAAATTATGCGACAAGTATAATGATAAAATTGAAGATTATAGAAGAAAAAATCCAAACAATAAATTAAGCAGCATGATTAATATAGCAAGCTCAACTCAAATAGCGATTTTATTATATGATATTTTAGAAGAAAAACCAGTACCTAGACAACCAGCAAGAGGAACAGGAGAAGAAGTATTAAAAGCAATTAACAATGAATTTTGCAAAGCTATATTAGAATATAGAGAAGTTGCAAAATTAATATCAACATATATAGATAAAATGGAGGCAATAATTAATCCGAATGATGGTAAAGTACATTGTGTATTTAATCAATATGGAGCAGATACTGGTAGATTCAGTAGTCAAGACCCAAATATGCAAAACATTCCTTCGCATAATAAAGATATTAGAAAAATGTTTACTGCAGATGATGGATACGTATTAATGAGTTCAGACTATTCGCAGCAAGAACCAAAAGTCATGACCCAAATGTGTGGAGACCCTAAAATGTTGCAAGCTTATAAAGAAGGTAAAGATTTATATGCTCAAATAGCATCTCTTGCTTTTGATAACCCTTATGAAGATTGTCTTGAGTTTTATTTAGATGAAAATGGTAAGAAAACAACAGAAACAAATAAAGAAGGTAAAGAAAGAAGAACACAAGCAAAGAGCATTTTATTAGGAATACTTTATGGAAGAGGAATTACAAGTGTAGCCGAACAATTAAAATGTAGCAAAGAAAAAGCTCAACAGATACAAGATAAAGTATTTAAAGGATTTCCTGCCATTAAACAATTTGATAAAGATAGCAAACAAATGGCTTATGAAAAAGGATATGTAACTACTTTATGGGGAAGAAAAAGAAGATTACCCGATATGCAATTAGAACCTTATGAATTTGATTTTAGCAACTTTGTTGTAGATGGATTTGACCCTTTATCTTTTGATAACAATGATTTGGATGCATTAAGAGAGCAAGAAGAACAAGCAGCAATAAATTATTATACAAATAAATTAGATAAAGCATATGGTAGGCAAGCAAAAGAAGAAATAAAAGCAAAAGCGAAACAAGATGGTATTATTATTAAAGATAACGGAGGATTTATAGCTCAAGCAGAAAGACAATGTGTTAATAGCAGAATACAAGGAAGTGCTGCTGATATGTCAAAAAAAGCTATGTTATTAGTTGGAAATGATACTAGACTTAAAGAATTAGGATTTAGATTATTGATTCCAGTGCATGATGAATTAATAGCTGAATGTCCAATAGAAAATGCTATAGAATGTAGAGATAGATTTGCTCAATTAATGTCTGATGCAGCAAAAGATAGATTAGAAGTACCAATAAGTTGTGATGTAGAAGTTACAAAGGAATGGTATGGAAAAGAAATAGAATTGGAGGATTCATAATGGATTTGTTTGAAATGGATATAGATAAAATTGTGGATGATAAATACACTAAAAAAGTAAATATTCCTCAATATTTGCCAAAAAATACAAAACCAAGTATTGCTGAATTATGTAATGATACAAAAACAGTAAAGTTAGTAAACGAAATTAAAAAATCAAATGTAACAGATGAAGAAAAAGAGTTTTTGATTAAAGCAGCAAGACGTCACCAAGTATTTAATTATTCAAAGATAGCGGATTATTATGCCCATAGTAATAAAGAAATGCAAGAGCTTATGGAGAAATCTGCTTTGGTTATAATCGATATAGATGATGCTATAGCTAATGGCTACGTTAAATTAAGCAAAAACATCGAAAAAATAATGAAAGATAGTGGAGTTAATGCAGATGAATAATAATTTTGCTGTATTTATCATTACGCATAATAGACCAAATCAGCAGTATACTTATGAGCTATTGCGTAAAAATAATTACACAGGTAAAATTTATTTTGTGTTGGATGATTCTGATGAAAGCGTGGATGTATATAAAAAATTATATGGTGAAGATAATATAATTATTTTTCACAAAGCCAATAATTTTTATTTAGCAGATAATTTAACTGGTTTAGATAAAGTGCCCGTATATGCACGTAATGAATCATTTAAAATTGCTAAAGATTTGGGATTATCATATTTTTTGCAACTAGACGATGATTATATTAAAATTGATTATCGCTATCAATGTAACAATGAATTAAAAAGAGCTGCTGTAAAAAATTTTGATACGCTTTTTTCTTGCATGTGTGAGTTTTTAAAATTGCCATATATTTATTGTTTAGCGTTTGGAGTAGATGGAGATTTTATTGGTGGTAAAGATTCTAAATATAAAGAACATTTAGTACAAAATGCTAGAAATAGTTTTTTTTGTAAAGTCGATTTTCCATTTGATTTTTTAGGAAGAATAAATGAAGATGTTACAACACCGTTATATTATAATACTATTGGCAAATTGTTTTTAACGATATTAGATGTAGACATAACATTATTAAATCATGCAGATAATTCGGGAGGCAGTACTGAACAATATAAGTATACAAATACTTATTGGAATTATTTTTATCCAATCTTATTTTTGCCTAATTGTGTTACTATAAAAAACACTAAAAATGGAGAATATATAAAGTCTATTTCATGGAACAATGCTTTACCAAAAATTATAAGCGGGAGATTTAAAAAATATGAGAAATGATTTTGCAATTTTTATATTATCACATGGCAGAGCAGACAGTATAAAAACTATTGATACATTAGCAAAATGTAATTATACTGGCAAATGGTATATTGTGTGTGATAACGAGGATGAAACAATAGACAGATATTATAAAAATTTTGGAAATGATAAAATAATAATTTTTGACAAATTAGCAAAGTCTAAAGAGTTTGATACTGGTGATTTATCTAATAATAGAAAAGCTATTGTGTATGCGAGAAATGCTTGTTTTGATATTGCAGAACAATTAAATTTAACTTATTTTTTGGAATTAGACGATGATTACACCGAGTTTAGAAGTAGAACTTGGAATGGGAAGAAATTAAATACAGTTTATTGTAGGGATTTAGACAGTATTATTGATGAAATGATTGAATTTTTAGATATCTCTGGTGCTTTGACTATTGCATTTGCACAAACAGGAGATTTTATTGGTGGTGTAAATAGTCGTGTTTATAAAGAAAGATTAAGTAGGAAGGCTATGAACTCGTTTTTTTGTAAAACATGCAGAAAGTTTGATTTTTTAGGTAGAATCAATGAGGATGTTAATAGTTATACTTACTATGGTAGTATAGGACAGTTAATGTTTACTGTTGCGGATATGACATTAAATCAGCAAGATAGTCAGCAACGAATTGGCGGCATGAGTGAGTTGTATTTAGCTAGCGGTACATTTATTAAATCTTTTTTTACTGTTATGTATTCGCCGTCGTGTGTGAAAGTAGCAGAAATGGGATGCGAACATAAAAGAATACATCATTTAGTTGATTGGAAAAATTGTGTACCGAAAATAATTAGCGATAGATTTAAAGTAAAATAATTAAATGTAGCAATAAAATAGGAGTAATATATGTATTTATTTGATATGCAAATTAGAGAAAATAACAAAAGCAGAAATAAGAACGTAGAATTTATATATGTGCCAAAAGTGATTGGTTCTGGATATGAAATTGACATAGCAAAATTAGCCTTAGCAGATGTAGTAGCCTATAGAGCAGCAAGAAAAAATATGCAGATTCATTCTGCTATTGTATTAAAAATAGATGGAGAATTTAGTGGTTTTTTCACATTTGAGGTAAATCATGAAGCAAAAGAATTTTGTTTATTACAATCAGCAATGGTATCAGATAAAAAGGATAAAGGAATTTATATGCAAATGGTACAAAAAATAATAGAACAAAATATTTATGGATATCCAATGATAATGACTGTGTCAAAAAAGCATGATTTAGAAAATCCAAAAGTATTTAAAGATATTGGATTTATAGAAAATTTTTCATATCCAGAATTTACTTATATGGTGTATGGAACATTGGATCAAGTAAGACTTAAAAAATTAGCTCATGCAACTATGACAAATGTTTGGGACAGTACAAAGGGTTTATGGTTACAGATGAAAAAAGAGTGGAATAATAGAATAGAGGAAGCTGGAAAGAAATTTAATGTACCTAACCCAAAATTTGCAAGCAGAGAGGGTTGTTGGCAAGGTTCATCTGGTATGGCAAATATAGTTTTATCAAATCAAGAAGTAAAGGATGACGAAATAATAACAAATAAATCAAAAACATTAAATGGAAATGCTTCCGTATTAGACCCTGTTGCATGTGAGGTTATCTTAAAATTCTTTATGCCTTCAGATGGAAGAAAAGTTTATAATCCTTTTGGTGGTGGAGTTCAAATGGGATTTGTATCAGGTTATTATGGATATGATTATTTAGCAAGTGAAATAAGACAAAATCAATGTGATGCAAATAATAAAATATGTAGCGATTTTAAAAATGTAAATTGGATTAAGTCAGATACGTCAAAGTATATTCCAGATGAAAAATTTGATTTAATATTTTCTTGTCCGCCTTATTATAAAGTGGAAAAATATATTGATTATGACGGTAAATCTCCAGAAGGAGAAATAAATTCATTAGATACATATGAACAATTTAGGGATACTTTATTTAAGGGTTATGAAAATGCTATAGGAGTATTGAATGATGACTGTTTTTTTGTCGTAATGGTTGGAGATAGTAGAGATTCATCAGGTGCATATTATGGTGTTGAAGCTGAACATGAATTATTCTTTAAAAATCATGGATTTAAAATTTATAATAAAATCACGTATTTAGAGAGTGAATTTACAAGGAGAGCAACTGCAAAGAAAACTTTAAATACTAGAAAATTTCCAAAATCTGAACAAAAAATATTAGTGTTTTATAAAGGTAATACAGACCATATTAAGGATAAATATCCAAAGATAGGAAGATTATAGAATGTCTGATGAATTTAAAAATTTTTATAGCGAAATTGATAATAGAAAATATAATACTTGGTGTAACTATACAAAAAGATTAGATACTTATGGATGTGGATGTCAACACGATTGTAATTATTGTTATGCAAAAAGTTTACTGGATTTTAGAAATTTATGGGATGCAAAAAATCCAAAAGAAGCAAATATTTATGATATAGAAGCACAGATAAAAAAGTTAGCTCCAGGAACTGTTATAAAATTGGGTGGAATGACAGATTGCTTTCAACCAATCGAATTGAAAAATAGAATTACTTACAAAACAATAAAATTATTGAATAAATATAGGATACAGTATTTAGTTGTAACAAAATCAAATTTAGTTACTAATGATGAGTATTTAGAAATTTATGATAAAGATTTAGCACATTTTCAAATTACTTTAACTTGTACGGATAATGAGTTATACAGAAAATTAAATTATGAAAAAGCAAGTTTACCAAGCGAAAGAATAAAATCAATAGAAAAATTACAGCAGTTAGATTTTGATGTTTCAGTAAGATTAAGTCCATTTATACCAGAGTATATTGATTATGCTATGTTGAATAATATAAATTGTGATAAAATTTTAGTTGAATTTTTGAAAGTAAATTATTGGATAAAAAAGTGGTTTAGTATAGATTATTCACGATATACTTTAAAATACGGTGGTTATGAACATTTACAGCTAGAAGATAAAATAAAATTTTTAGAATATATAAATTTTAAAGAGCATTCTGTAGGAGAATATGTTAAAGAGCATTATATTTATTTTAGAGATAACTATAATACAAATAAAAATGATTGCTGTAATTTAAAACCAAGCAAATACAAAGAACTTAAAATAATACAAAATAATTTATTTTAAAATTATAAATTTAATTAAATTTTTCTATATATTATATAAAGGAGGAATTAAATAATGAAAATTAAAACAGAGATATTACAAAAAATGGTAGCGAAAGCTATACAAGGAGCATCTTTTAATAAAAATATACCTTTATCAAGCCTAATTGGTATTGAGTATAAAGATGATAATTTAATTTTAACTACTACTGATGGAAGTAATCAATTTAAAGTTAGTTCAACAGAAGTCCAATTAGGAATCACAGAAAAACAACCAAATTTTTATACGATAGTTAATGCAGAAATATTTTCAAAATTAGTTGGTAAAACAACTAAAGAATTTATCGAATTAAAGAATAATGAAAATTATCTAGAATTAACTGGAAACGGAGCTTATAAATTAGAAATAGCTATAAATGAAGAAGGAGAAATGGTTAGATTTCCAGAGATTCAATCTAATTATATAGAAATATCTAAAATAAAATTAAATGATTTACAGAATGCTATAAAGGTAGCAAAAGCATCAGTTGCAAAAACAACAGAAATTCCTTGTATTACAGGATATTATATTAGTAAAACTACTATAACAACTGATAGACAGCTTGTATGTAGATTAGATAATGAATTATTGACAGAACCAATTTTAGTTTCAAATGAAATGGCCGAATTATTATTGTTAGTTGATAATTCAGAAGAAATAGAGTTATCAAAAAAGGATAATAATTTATTATTTACTACAAATGAATATACAATAGTTGGTAAAGAGCTAGAGGGC